GATCTTGGGAAAACAATATCATGTGTGCCGGTAACGGACGTGTAGAACTCTATTACGACGGCGTTAAACAGTGCGAAACCAATTCGGGAGGAATGAATTGGGCTGACGGTAAAAGAGCTTATTTTGGAAATTCATCTGATTTACAGATTTATCATGGTACTGATTCGCATTCTTATATATCAAATACCACAGGTAATTTATATGTAAATAGTGCCGAAATTAATTTTTCAAACGTAGCTAATAATGAATTTCTTGCAAGATTTATAGCAGATGGAGCCTGTATGCTCTATCACGACGGAAGTAAGAGGTTTGAGACAAATAGTGGCGGAGTAGAAGTAACTGGTGGCACATTAAATATGGATAGTGCTGCTATTCAATTCGCTGGTAACTTATCTTTACCCAATGTAGGTGCTTGTATATTTAGACCTGCTGCTGATACAGTTGCTTTTGGAATTAATAATGGTCAAAGAGTTAGTGTTAATCAATATGGTCTTTTATTTGGAACTGATACAGCAGCAGCGAATGCTCTGGCTGACTATGAAAGAGGCACTTGGACTCCTGCTGATGGAAGTAGTGGTAGTTTAACTTTTACAGTTGGAAGTGCTTCCTATGTGAAAGTTGGAGATTTAGTTTTTATTAACTTTTATATTGTCTACCCTACTACCAGTGATAGTGCAACAGCTTATATTACAGGATTACCCTTCACTCCAAAAGCTGGCCAGAACTATTCCTATTTAGGTGGTCGTATATCTAATCTGACAAACAATGTTGCTGTACAAGTCAATGCAGGTAGTGCCTCTCTTCATGTTTATGTAGGTGATTCGGCTTATACAAATTCGCAATTATCTGCAAAATACATATTAGTTAGTGGCTGTTATTCAACTGCATAATTCTTGGACCGTTAGCAAGTCTCTAAACTACGCCGTAAACCTGTTTTAATCGGAGATTAATCCTAAATGGCCTTAACTAAGACCCAAGAGAACGATAAAATAGAGGTCGCTCAACGTTGGAACGTTGGTGTTCGATGTGCAACCATTATAAAAGATGATGGGGTTGAGATTTCTCGTACTTTTCATAGAAAGATATTAACACCAGGAACACTTGATGGAAGTGATAACTTGGTTGATACAGACCTTAGTTCTGAGGACGCTGATGTAAAAGCAATTGCAGAAGCTGCATGGACTACACAAGTTAAAGCAGACTATAAGGCTTCTTTAATTGCTAATAAAGACGCTAGCGCTACACCGTAAATTCCGTAATGGCCATTATTGGTCACACACTTAAACTCTTCTTATCTAACATTTTCTTATGTCAACATTAATCGAACGCAGAGATGCACGTAAAGCAGAAGCACAGGCTTTGGCTGATACTTTCAATGCCTCTAAGCAAGAAATAGATAAGTTAAAGAAAGAGATTCAACAGAAAGAGAATGAAAATGCACAAGTTTATGCTGATTTCACTGTTAAAAATGCACAGTATGCAGAGCTAGAACAGATGATTAAAGAAGACGAAGGAGTAACTGTTGACACTGAAGCTCCACAAGAGGGCTAAACTCAAACTAAACGATTTAATCCAATGGCAATCGTAAAAACCTGGGAAGTGAACACGATGGAACGTGACATTTCTGACGGACACGTTAATAAGGTTATCTATCGTGTTAAAGCGATTGATGATTCTGATAACACAGAAAAAGATGGTACAAGACAGACAGGTGAAGTGAATTTCGTTAAACCTTCCAGTCTTCCTTCTGATTTTAAAGCTTACGATTCTTTAGATGCTGCTACTTGCATTTCATGGGTCAAAACTGCTTTAGGAACTGACGGTGTTGCTGCTGTAGAAGCTGCGATTGATACCGCTTTAACTCCTGCTACAACTGCTGTTGGTAAGCCCTTTTAATTATGGCAACTACATCTTGGGGTCTAGCTAATACAGACTATGACCTCAGTGATGGGTTTGTTCATACAGCCCATTACACCGTTCAAAGAGTTGATGGATCGTATTCTGCTTCTAGCTATGGTAGTTGCAGTTTGACAAAACCTGAGTCTTTAACAGAACGTACTGATTTAACAACAGCAGATATTATTGCTGACGTTAAAAATGTACTTGGTACGGATGCTGTTATAGCAATTGAAAACGGATTACAGCTTCAGATTAGTGAAGAAAAGACTCCTACTCAAGGATCTTTTGTTCCTGCCTCTTGACTGTTATTCGTGATCCGTTTCCTCCTGACCTTAAGGAGGAGATAAAGAAAATTATAGAACCTAGTATTTTTAAAATAAAAAGAAATATCAATGTCAAGTATGTAAATAATGCTGCAATTTTTGTTGATGAAAAGGCTTTAATAAAACAAAAAGAATTAGAAGGTTTTGAAATAGATGGGGCTAAAGATAGAACAAATTTAAAAAATTTTTCTAATTATTTAGAACGTATTAATTCAAGTATATTTGATGAATTAACAGAGATTCTAAAAAAGGTTTATCCCAATAAGCAAGTTAGATTAAGTGGTTCATTTCTTTATCCAGATACGGGATACATGGGATGGCATACAAATTATTTAGATCCTTGTAAACGAATATATATTGTTTATGCAGAGGAAGATAAAAGATCTTTTTTTAGATATGAAGAAGACGGTAAAATTATTACTGATTTTGATGATAAAGGTCTAACAATTAGAGAATTTGATATTCCTGGTACAGAACCTTATTTTTGGCATTGCGTCGGAAGTACTTGTAATCGTTTTAGTTTTGGATTTCGTATTGAGGAATTGAATTGAGCTGTATTTTTAATACCATGTGTAACGGTAACAATGCGACTAAAGCCATAAAAAGGATTAGAGTTGTGTGAGTTACAGCTTTTAAAATTGCTTCTCGTACCATGCAGAAGATTCTAAACATTATCAGTGTAATCTCTTTTGTGCTTGTAGCAGCAATCACTGGTGGCGGGGTGTTTGGTTATTTATGGATAACGAATGAGGATAATCAAAAGATGCTTCAAGATAAAGCAATGGAAAAAGTGATGGGTGCGATTAAGATTCCTGGTTTGTCTGGACCTGCCTTGCCTACTGGAGCGTTAACACCTGCACAACAAAAGAACGAAGAGAAGAAAGCATTGAAGTTTAGTAATCCTTTCTAAGTTGATCCCTAAAATTGAAATTCCTGCTATAGGAGTTGAGCCTGTAAAAACATATTTAATACAAGCACCTGTTATTAATGCTCCGAACGTACCAATCAATGTACCGATAGGTTTTCCGATTATTGAAATGCCTTGTGTCAAGGCAAGAAAGAGTATTGAAAACGATGCGCTAATTGAGAATGATCCAGATGGAAATATGATTCTGTGTCCTGCACAGACACCAAGTTATGAGCCTATGAGTTATGAACCTCATAAGCTTGTCCCTATAAAAGATGAAGAACCTCAACGATACGAAGAGCCAGAAATCCCTCCAGCAGCAGAAGTGCCAGAACAACAGCCAGAAGAGTGTCCTCCCGATGGTGCGCCTGAGATCGGAACAAAAGTAGAAGAAGGAACTAAACAGATTATTAAGTATGAATTGGTCGGAAACCGTTGTGTAACTAGATATAAAAAATTAAATGTTCAACAACAGATAATTGATGCGATACCTACGGTTCCCCAGGTGGTGAAAACGGGAGGAATTACTCTTGTGGCTACAACTGCTGCATTGAGTACACCACTGCTTTTGAAGGCAGTGAAACCGATTATTAAACAGATAGTAAATAGGGTTAAGAAAGCTTTAGGTAAGAAAGTAAAACGACCAAACTTATCTGAAAGAAGAACTACTTCTTATCGGGAGAAACGGGGTTTACCTCCTGTGAAGGAGAAGAAATAAGGTGCCTATGTGGTAAAACTTGACCCATTTTCGGCTTAACGAGAACATCTTCACATAAATTGTAATAGGGTGAAGAAACTGAAAATTCTATTCCCTGAAGTTTTAATTTTCCACATTCTCTTAAACGAGCGATGTGCCAGTCTAGCTTTTTATTATCAATTAGTTGCTGCTGATGTTCTCCTTGTAGTTTTGCATTTTTCAAACAACGCTCTTGAAATCTTTTATCTAATGGCACAGAAAAAGTTATACTTGCTCCAAGATTAAGTGAGAAATTATCCTTCTGTCCTGTACGTGTACTTTGATGAAATAAAATCTCACCTTCATCGCTGTAGACTGGAGAGTCGTACCAGTATTCTCTAGGTTTAGAGAACGAATGTGAATCAGTAATAAAAGGAGAAAATGTTACCATTGGTCCTTGGCAAACGACTCCTCCTCCATACTGATTTTGAATCTCCCTTTTC